TATGTCTGCTTCAGTTAAAGTTATGCCGCTTTTCTTTAGTTTCTTACGAGCATTAGTTACAGCATTCTGCATAAACCTTCTATCACCCTTATTTCGTGGTGAATCGACTAAACCACCAAATGCCATTTTGTGAATAGTATTGGCTGCTTTATTTATTACTGATTTGTCTTTAAACCCGCTTTTTTTATAAGCTCTAGTAGGCTCTATTGTTGCCAAAATAGTTTCTTCATCTGTCAGATTAGGCTGGTTTATTAATCCTCGGAATCTTATTAACCCTTTTTGTGTAGGCTTCATTAAAAGGTCACCGCGCATACGATTGATAGTCCTGGAGAACCATCTGTCCATTGTAACTACGCTGTCTAGACCCATTAAATTTGCATAAAAAGAACCTAACTTAGCACCAACAACAACGGCTGCCATTGGCAATGTCATATCTACATCAAACTCACTTTCAAACTTTAAACCTTCTAAAGCAGCAATAGCTTTTAATTCTTTAACTTTCTTTTCTTGCAACAAGAAATCTCTTGTTCCTTGAAATCCTTTTTCAGAAACCATTTGATTTATGCGTTTCGCATTAGCAATCATTGATATATTTCGCTCACCACCAAACTTACCGCTCTCAGGCAATAATCCTGTTTTTCTAAACTTTGAATATAAGTCCGCTGCTAACGCAAAGTTTTCTTTTACTTTTTGTCCGTCAGAAGTAAACGCTACTATTAATGTAAAAAAGTCTCTTGCATTTTGTTTGTTTTCGAGAGCTTGTACACCTGGTAAAGAAGCGTTATTAAATCCACTCTCTGAAATCATTTCAGGATATTTTTTACCTAAAGTATCTAAAGCAGTTTGAAATTTTTTAGAGTACCAACCTACCGCAGAATTTGGATCATCAGTTTGTCTTGCTTTGTATCTAACTTCAGCAGCAATCCAACTAGCTATTTTGTTTTCAGCTTCTTTACTATAATCCCAACTTTCTATTTTTCCGTATTTTTTTCTTGTGCGCGATTGTAGAGCTAGTGCCACTTCAGCATTCCTGTTCCGCTTACGCTCGTCTAGCCCATACTTCCTCAGTTTTTCTCTGCCGTCCATAATAGGAACACTTTGGAAAAACTCCGACTGTCTTTCTGTTGGGTCGTAACCCCATTCAAAAATTGAGTTGCCTTCTATAAAGAGTTCTTTAGCTTTAACTTTCTTACTTAAAACTGTGTACTCACCTTCGTCATATTGTCTAAAACCATGCTCATCAGCATAGCTTTTAACTGTTGTAACCCAATCGCCAGGATTAATTGTTTTAGCGTCTTTTGGAGCAGCTCTATAAACAGTAATCTCAAAGTCGGGCTTACCTTTCATTTGGCGCATATGATTAATAGCTTGTTCTCCAGCAGCTGAACCATCACCATAATATCTATTGCCATTAATACCATACACATCGTCAGGATATATTCCATCTGTTACATCATGCCCAGGCGCTCCATAGCCTGATGTTGGCGCTGTATGTGTGCCTTGATATTGTTTAGCATCAATAAACTCTTCTAGCGTTAATTCAGGCTCACTAGGCTCTATTGTTTCTTGATTAAATGTTTGAGTTATTTCTACATCAGCTTCATCAAAAATAACAAAGTTGTAATCTACATCCTCTTCTATTTCTATTAAGCTAGGATTCGCTTCCCATTCTTTTAAAATATCGACTGCTAAACCCACATCATTTTCAGCATAATCTGCATAATCGACTATTGCTTTTTTAAGCGCTATCTTTATTTGTTTTCTTTTGCTGGCTTCTGTTGGTTTAGAGCGGAAAAAATCAGAGTCCATCCAATTAATAATGTAATCCGCTGCCATTTCTTTGCCTTGTGGATTAACCCAGCTTCTTGAATATTCACTAAGCTCTTTACCTTCTAATATAATTTTTGCCCAACCAGTATTGTCACGAGTGTTACCATCGATAAATTTAATACCTCTGATGCCGTACTTTAAAAGCTCTCTAGAGGCAGCTTCTTTTTGCTTGTATGGGAAAGTTTCAACTGCAAAACCTAATTGTCTATAAACTTCTACACCACTATAAAGATTTCCAACGCTACCTAAATTGTGGTCTTTTTTTAATTGCTTAATTATGTTTTGAACTTTATCTGATTGTCCCTCTATACTAGAATCCCAAAGCAAATAATCTTCTTGTTCAGGTTTTAAAAGTACTTCATAACCTGATTCAAGTGGCTGCACCTCCCAAGTTGAATCGCTAAATTCTGCTATTCTGTCGTACTCAGCTTCTAACTTTGAAAGATCATCTACTTCTAACAATTCTATAAATGCTTGTATTTTTTCTTTTGCTTGTTCGATAGCTGCTTCAGGCGTGTTACCACTAGCTACCATAAAGTTTTCCCACAGCGCTTCTTCAGGGTCTGTCAGTTGTTTAATTTTAAATTTACGACTTCTTCTATGTTCAGGTGGTATCCACTCTAATTGCAGTATTTGGTGATTAGTTTTAGACTCTGTACCAACAGGGCCTTTTCCTTTTGCAAACCTAAATCCTTCAGGCAAAATGCCATCATCAAGCATATCTATATCATCTATAAATGGCTTAAACAAAGACTGCGTTATTCTTTCATTAGCTAATCGTTTTGCTGCTCTATCAATAGCCTCTTCAATATTTTTTTCAGCCAGCATCCATTTCTGATACACATCTTGATAATCACCTTGATACTGGTCATCTCTTGTGAAATCTTCTATAACTGTGCCGTCTGCTTTTGTGACTGTTATTTTTGTCCCTTTTTGCTGCGCAAGTTTTCTTCGATACCACTCAGCGACAGCTCTTTGACTAGCAAAATATAACCCCCAGCCAAAGGCTTGAGCGCCTTCACCTGAACCAATAAAGTCTGTAGAGAATTGTTCAAAGAATTCTGTTAAACCTGTTCCATGAAACGCAGCCTGGTCGAGTATTCTTCCTTCAGGGTCATATAATTGGTCTTTAATTAAAGCCTCTATCTCTTCAGGCGTAGAGTTGTCTAAATCAATATTAAGTGTGTTCTCCAGGAAGTCTGTCATTTCAGCCATGTCGTATTGCATTGACTCGACATCGGCTCTTTGTGCGTCTTCTAACTCAGTATTGACATCGTCTGTTGTTTTTTCAAAGTTAGCTAACTCTTCCTCGTATGCAGCCAAGTCTCTTTCGTACTGCTCCATAACAACTTGCTCATCTTCAGCAAGACCTGATACATTTCCAGCGTTTTCGTCAACAATTCTTTGGAATAACCAATCTATATCAACATAACCATCGGTTACTTCAGGAACAATCCCTGTGGAGGCTTCAAATTCACTTGGCACAATATTATCAACACCGCGCAACATATCAGCATTGCCATCAGCTTTTGGCGCCCAAACTTTTGGAATGAGTCCTCTAATGTTAATGTCTTGAGATTTTAAATCACCAGCAAAGTCAGTATCAGGATGAACCCCGCCACGACTAATTACATATTGAATTGTTCGTTTAAGGTTTCCGATTTCAGGTTTTGTAGGTTCAACAGGCATTTGTCTTTGCCCCGTCTGAGCTGAATTAATTCGAGTTATTAATTTAGCCTTAGTTGCTGTATCTTCTATTTGTATATCAAGTGATTTGGCAACTTCGAGAAGCTCAGGTTTTTTCATTTTCAACAAGTCGCTCATTTCTATTGTTGAAGGAATTGTTTTAGCTTGCTCCTGGCCTAATAATGCTTTTCTAACTTGCTCTTCTGTGTAGTAAGTTTTTTTGCCATCTTTATCAACAAAGCCTAAAGCTTCTATGTTTGATAAATCTCCTTTGTATGCTCCTCTATTCATCGTGGCAGCAAGATCACCAGCTTTTTCATCCAAGCCCAAATACTTGTCTTTCTTTTCTACATATTCATCGAGTATTTGTTGTTTGCCGCCAATATCAAGAACTATGTAATCAGGATTTGGATATGGCATTTCAATAAATTGTGCTTCTTCTGTCTCAGATATAACATCACTACCACTTGGATAAACCCATTCTTGATTAGGTTCGCCTTGCTTCATCAGGTTTTCATTTCTTGCATTCATCATAAAATTAGTTTGCAATTCGTCTAGCATTAGCTCTACTTTGCCTTCAGGTGTTGACTGTGCTTTAGCTCCCTTTTTATTTCTTGGTTCCATGTAGCTTGGCAAATAGCTATCGTCAAAACCTTTAGCAAAATAGAATTTTCTATCTACTGAGTCACCTTCTTTTGTTTCTTTCTCTGTTCTTTCTACTGGGACTGGTTTAACATCTGCGACAACAGGCTCTCTAGCTTTCTTTACTTCATCAACAACATCAATTAATTCTTTTTTAGGCTTTATGTTTTGCCCATCAAAAATGCGTTGTATATCTAGACCATACTTTTGAAACAACTCTCCTGGGTTAACATTACCTTCTTTACCCAATACCTCAAATACAGCTGAGTACATTATTGCTTGCGCGTTAGAGTCTTCTCTTGATGTGCCTTGACTAACTAACTGGTCAAATACTTCTTTGTAAACCACATTGTTTTCGCGTTCAATATCTGTCAAATTACTGACTCTATCCGCTTCTTTTTGGATAGCCTCTACATTTGATTTAAAGTCAGGATTATTCTTCAGCCAGTTCTCTGATTCACTTGCTGACCAATGTTCTTGATTTACGCGAATATGGGGCGCTAAGTCAGGGTGATGGTCAGTATTCGCTATGTTTGTTGTGTACTTCTCAATCGGAATGGCTACATCACCACCAGTAACCGCTAACTCTTCAAGCTGTCCGTCAACACCTAAGTCCTGGAAAAATTGTTTAGCTTCATCAGAGTTTGGGTCAATACCGCGTTTGTTAAGGTAATCATTAAACTTCTCATGATCAATATAAACTGTATTAACATCGCCTTCTTTCAAGACTTCTTGAACAAACCTCTGACCTTCTGATGGTAGTCTTTCAATCAAAGTAGAGTTTGCAGCGCCATCGGATAATGCTTCAAATAACTGCGTTGTTTTCTCTGCGTTGCTAACCTGGCTATGTCCAGCAGCGTAAGTTGTAGTAGCACTAGGCAAAGCTAAAATAGCCATACCCTGGGCTGTTGTTTTCATTATTTCATCGAGCCTACCCCAAAGCTCTTCCATGCCTTCTTCGCTAGTTAATAATGACTCAACATCTACGCCTTCATCAATCATCTTGGTAAACTCTTCACCAAAGATATTGACAACTTCTTGCATGACTTCTGTTGATGTTTCTACGCCAATACCTAACAGATAACTTGCTAATACATCTCTTGCCAGGCCTCCGCGTGTAATAGATTGATTAATCTTTTTGTTTACAAATCCTGACCACAGTTTTCTCCAGGGCTTTGTAACAGCTGTAATACCGACCATTTCAAGAGAGGCATTAATCATTCCGACTACATTACTGACATTAGCAGCGTTCTCGTGAGAAGCGCCCATTTCTCTTAAATCTATATAAGATATGCCGCCTTCAATCTCATAAGAGTTACGCATCATGTTAACTGTCATTGAAGGTACAAACGCCATTGTTCCTGTGGCCGCAGCTCCCGCTCCAGCAACTAAATCTTCAGGGCCTGGTGTAAACGCTAGTGGCCCTTGAAACGGCAGAGTGGCTATGTATGTACCGCCAGCTACCGCAAGTGACTGAGCGCCTGATTCAATAAACGCATCACGCGTACCTGGATACATTGTTCCCGCTATCTGAGCTGCTGAATGCATAAATCCTTCACCTGAGTTATTTTTCATAATCTCATGTAATTGATCTATTTGTGTTTGCAGTTCAGGCGTTATATCGCCGCCGCTATCTCTTATTGATGTGCCTAGTATTCCCAGGTCATAAATAGAATCACCCGCTTTCCATCCTGAGGCTATATTGTCAGGAGCTTCAAGTACCCCTTCCTTAAACCATTTAAAGGCTTTTTCGATAGCTCCTAATGACTCTAAATCATCATGGGCTACACTAGCAAAAGATAAATTTCTAAGCTGGTCAGCAAGGATTGGACTGTCTACCTCAAGCGTATCAAAATCAATCTCCATCAGCTTGGACTGATTCTTCATTTGGTCAAGGTTGTCCTGGACAATACTTGGCGGTATATTAAACTCTGTCGCAAGTCGTTGTATTTCTGCTGCCCTATCAGGCTGGTTCATTGAAGCAATTTTTATTGTTTGCTTGAGAAAGTTTTTCTTTCTTACACGCTCTGCCTCAAGAAATGCTTTTAGTCCATTATCACTAACCGCTGTCGTTGTACCTTGTGTTGGCTGCGAAGCCATAAAACCCGATAGGTTTTGCGTTTCCTTGTACGGCGTTACTACTGGCTTTTGTAATGGTGACTCAACTTTTATATCTTTGCCACTATTAGCAATAGCAGTATCAATATTAAGTCCAGGCATTGGAGATGAGCTGACTGAGCCAACATCTATATTAGTTGCTCCGCCTATCTGTGTCTTTTTGTTTTTTTCTAGCTCTTCAAGTTGAGCTGCTGTCATGTATCCTGTTTTGATTTCAAGACTCATATTTACATTTCCACATCAATACTTAAATCAAGTCTTCCAGCTATAAAGGCTTGATAGTTTTCTATAATTGTTTTCTCTGTTACTGTTTGTCCCGCAGCTTCCATATCTGCAATAATGATTTGCCTTGCGTCCATTGGAACAATATCAAGATTTATTTCTTCGCCGCCTTGTCTAATGTAGGCATCTTCTCGCTCGTCTTCATCAATAAAGGAAGCTGGATAAGCGCCATTTTTCCCTTTATCGTAAAACACTTTGTCCATTGCTACATCGGAGAGAATCTGATTAAACTCAGCATCTGTTGGTTCTCTACCGCCATTTTGAATGCTAAAACTTTCTACGCGTCTATCGACTTCTGTGATAAATCCTCGGACATTGTCTCCAGCTTCACTTGATTCGGTAGATAGCGTAGTAATATTAATATTTTTATTAAATACTCTATCTTTGTCATTTCTTTGCAGACCCGCGAGTGTTTGATAAACAAGATTACGCCTGGTAACAACAGAGTCCACACCGCCTGGATTGCTTTGCATTTTTTCAAGTGATTTCCAGTTAGTCTCAGAGACTTTACCAATTAAAGTTTGTAGATCATATTGTGCAAATGCTTCAGGAGATTGACGCGCCATTCTCAGCATTGAGTTGTAGTTCGTTAGCTGAAGTATGTCTTTATCTATTTTTGCCTGGGCAGCTCTAGAAGTAGACAGAGCATTTGTTATCGATGTCATATGCTCACCGCTGACCTGGTCAGTTAAACCTTCAGGCGCATTCTCTAAAGTGTTGCCTGGTATCAGTAAATGTTTAAGCAGTTTGTCATAGGCTATGCCCTCACGCGACCTGTCCGCAGCTGCTAGTTCTTTTTTAATATTAAGTCGTTGGATACCATCCATATCTACTAACAATAACTGTGGAACCTCTTGCCCATTAGCTATTAACATGAGTCCTTCTTCATAAGCCTGAGTCTCTAATCGCTCTGCAAGAACCTTGTATCTGTCTTTAATAATGTCAAGCTGCTCACCTGACATAGCATCAATAAGGTCTTGTGGTATTTCGTTGTATGGCGTTCCAGTTGATTGCAATTTTTTAGCTGCTTTATAAGCATCGCTTTCATCTTGGCTAGAAGCTGCTTGTGCGTCTGATTCTCTTTTATCAAAGAAATTAACTATGTCTTTACCACTCATTTTTAAAATGTCATCTGTACTCGGAAGTGGCTGTGTGTTGTCTAAAAGATATAAACCATATTGTGTGTACACATTGCGTGATGCTGCGTCTTCATTTTCCGTTCTAACTCTTATTTCTTCATTGATGAAGTATTTTTTTAGTTCTTCTCGTTTTGCTGGAGACATTCTGTTGTAAAGCTCTTTAGGAATTTGATCAAGTGAAACAATGCCATTATCAGTCACTAATCCTTGTGCTTCATTGTCTGCGTCATTGAAAGCATCTTGCTCTTCCTGGTCTCGATACACTTGTTTGGTTTTTAAATCAGCAACAACTAAAGCTGACAGCGAAGCATCTGTAATCTTTTCTGCTTTCTCAATTTGCTCGGTATCAGATAGTCCAGGTGTATTCCATAATTCCATCACCGCATCGCGTACCTAGCCATCTCTAGTATTCGATTCTATAGCCTTTTCTAATGCAAGCCTAGCATCTGCTTTGATACCTGATTTATTCTCCATATAGTATTGTTCTGCTGCATCATAGCGTTCATCAGCCAGGAGCTTCTCAACAATGCCTGAGTGTGCTTGAGATGTAAAATCTAATCGAAACTTTTCTATGGTTGCTTTCTCATCTTCGTCCTGGGTATTGGGACTAATACCAAGCTGTCTTTCTATCTTTTGGTCAACTTCATTAAGGCCAAACTGAATGTATTTAGCTCTATCTGTTTCGTTTTCATAATTAGTAACAGCATCAAATAAAGCGCCTGATATTCTAGAGTCCGACACATTACTGTAATACACATCGGTCTCTCTTCTCGAATGCGTATCAATACGACCTAATGCTGAATTAATTCTTTGATTAGCAACTGTCTTCCATTGGTCAAGAATACGAGGGTCAATATCTTTACTAATCGTTTTGTAATAGTCCTGAATCAGTTTTTCTACATTCCCTTTAGCAGACAAAGCATTCTTTCCTTTAAGTGATAAGAACGCACCATCAACATCTAATTGATCTCGAATAAAACCTTGTAGATTGTTATCCTGGTCTTTGAGTACCGCCTGGTCATGCTTGTCTCGTTGCTGCGTTGCTATTTGCCATGCCTGGTCTCCGAGCTGACTAATCGCATTACCTCGTTCAATATTAGCCTGGGCTATACTGGCTCCAAAGGCATCTGAGTTGGTTTGTATTTGCTGAAAGCCACCGCTCACCGCTCTGTCTTTGACTTGACCGATTTGATATTGTGGTACTGTTGCCATTGTTAATCCTTATCCGTATGAGTAGTTTTGCCATTTACTAGCAACTGAGCCAGCACCTGTTAACAAAGATGTTTGTGCGCCAATCTTTCCAGCAATCCTTGCGTTTTGTGCGCCCATGCGTTTCATTCCAGCATTAGCCTGGAGATTACTCGCAACTACATTTTGTTCGTATGTTTCTCTTTCTGCGTTTGACCTAATAGTAAGTGCGTCTAATTCTCCCAGGGCTGCTGTATCTCCCAGGATGTCAAGAGCTGACCCGCTCCCTACTTCAACACCGCTGGCTGCCAATGCGCTGCGCTGTCTTCCCTTGAGACCCGCTACTTTAACTCTAAGTGCTGCTTCTTCTTTAGCGCCTCTAGCTTTAGCATCTGCTGCTTTCCAAAGCGCTACATTGCGATTGTTTTCATCAATCTTTGCCTGGTATTCATATTCAGCCGCTTTAGCTTCTTCATACTCTTGTGCTTTCGCTTCCGCTGCTTGTCGTTTACCCGCAGCAGCTGACATAGCACCAGCAAAGTTTAGTAACATTCCTATCATTGGGGTACACATACTAAATCTCCATTGTAAACTTGTGAAAAGGCTCGCCATGTATGCCGTATGGCTCTGCCTCATCCATTTCAAAACCTAACCACTTGAGCCACTTAATTGACATCGTATTACGCGCATCAACAAAGTTCTCTAAATACCTATAATCCTTGCGAATATCATCCAGCCAGGGCTTAGACCTTCTCAGGAATATGCGCTGCTTTTCTGTTATTAAATCCGTTCCTAACATCCAGGGAGAACCTGAACCACTCAATAGTGATATAGGACACACGCCCCACATACACACCAGCTCGTCATTGACCAAGCCTGT